CCGCCGATGCCGAAGGGCGTATCGCCACGGTGGAACGGGTCGCGACCAGCGATCGCCAGGCCACCGCGCAACGTCTGGACCAGCTCTCGGCCTCGATCGGTGGCACCGCAGCCAGCCTGCAGAGCGAACAGACCGCCCGCGCCAACGCCGACAGCGCCCTCGCACAGCGGATCGACACCGTGCAGGCGCGTACCGACACCAACAGCGCGGCGATCCAGACCACCTCCCAGGCTGTCACCTCGCTGGATGGCAACGTCAAGGCGATGTACAGCGTGAAGCTCCAGGCGCATGCCAACGGACAAAAGTATGCGGCGGGATGGCAACTGGGGTTCGACAGTGGGACAAGTGTGTCGACCATGGCGTTTCAGGCGGATCGGTTTATCTGGTTCGACAGCTCCAGCGGGACGGCGGTAGCGCCGGTTTCCATTGTTAATGGACAGATGTTTATCAAGAACGCCCTGATTCAGGACGGAGCGATAGATAACGCGAAAATTGGAAATGTCATTCAGTCAAATGCAATGTCCAATAACGGTATGCCGATATGGAGGCTGGATAAAGCGGGTACTTATACAGTACGAGACAGTGCAGGCCAGGTCAGAGTTGAGATGGGGCTTTTACAGTCATGAGTATCTATGGATTACGTATCTATCGAGAGAATGGGACCGCCGCTGTAGATATAACTGACAGGGCGTTGCGGGTTGTATATTCCAGACGGGTTGATGCAGTTTCGAAAGGAGAAGCTGCCACGCCCGGCTTTGGCCCGAACAATGCTTCCGTCTACGTGATTGGTGATGAGCACAATAAGCGTCCGGTCTGGGCCCGAATGGGTGATGGCGTTGTTCAATGGGGCTACGAGGATTGGTGGCCATCACTATTCCATACTTCTGGAACCTTATATGTGGTGGCCAAGGTATGAGTGAGTATGGGGTCTTGGTAAGGAATGGCTTGGGGCAGACTGTAATAGATGGAGAGTTTCATAACCTTTCTCTTCTGTTGGAAAGAAATATTGAAGTCGAGACAAGTCAGTGGTTCTCACTGGATTTTCCATATGCGGTCACATCAGCTGCACCTCCTGTTCTAGCAGTTCAAGCTTGGAAGAATAAAATTCTTTACTTCGACTCAGTACAGTATCGAGGTGGGCCGGGAAACTGGACAGGCGCCACTCTGAGTTTTTCAGGGTATGGAACACATACATCCGGCTCCGTAAGAATTAGAGTTTATGCCTACGCATTGCCTTTGCTGAGAGGATATGGACTTCGTGTTCGAAACTCGGCGGGAAGTGTCGTTTTCGATTCTCTAAGACTTCCCTTGGTTTTTAGTGCGGAACTGGGCGGGGCGCCAGAAGATTGGGTTAGGGTATCTGGGGAACCGATTATAGGAGCTGGCCGCATAGACATATATCGCCCAGCGACATGGGGTCAGCCTGCCGATAGCTACATTGCAGTAGGCATGGCACTTGACGTGGAATTTGGCAGAGTGGCGGTATCTGGTGGTACGGCTAATGCAATTATTTATATACGCTGGGGTTTCACTGAGGAGGGAGTGCCAAGGCTTATGCAGCATGCATATACCGGGCTTCCAAGTTCTTATCCTGGAATTCCAGCTGCTGTTTATTATGCTATGCCTTCAATTCCGATAATAAAGGCTTGAGTTGATTTTTGGGAGATAATGCTATGGCTTGGCATTCGAAAGGTTCGGTTTCCGTCACGCTGAATTCCGAAGCGGTGTTAGGAAACGCTACTGATTTTATCGCCAATGTGCGAACCGGCGATGCGTTCCGTGGCCCTGACGGCCGGTGGTACGAAATCACCAATGTGACCAGTGCAACGGTTATTTCTATCAAGCCCAATTATCAGGGTGCGACCGCTAGCGGCCAAGTTTATGCGGTTGTCCCAATACATGGTTATTCAAAAAACTTGGCAGACCAATTCCGCGACATCAACAACCAGTGGGGGGCCACCCTGGCAGGGATCAAACCCTGGGCGGTGTCCTCGACGGGCCAGCAGGCGCAGGCCGACATGGGAATCTCGGCTGTTGGTCGGGCCCTGAACAATGCTTCGACGCCGGCCAACGCCTTGAGTTACCTGGGGGGCGTCGCGCCCAATCAGATGGGCTGGGCTGGCAACGCGATGAATACGGCGGACCTCGATTCGCTGACCGTCTCGGGGCTATACGCTCATGGCACGGCGGTGCCTTCGCCGGTGAACAATGCCCAGGGCTA